TTGGTCATGGCAAAAATTATATGGTGACAGGACTAAAAGAGGTGAGAAATAATTATGAAAAAAGAAAAGTTTGATGGCAGAAGTAGACCTAGTAACAAGGCTTACGAAGAGAGTTGGAACAGGATCTTTGGTAAAAAACAGATTGATGAGTTGGCTGAGTCTTATAAACAATCTAAACGTAATAAAAAAGAACGAGATAATAAAAATGATAACGGATAAAGACGCAAAACAAATGCATCAACTGTTCGATAAACTGGAGAAAAAAATGGATAAAGGTATAAAACATAACACCAAGTATAACTATTTAACCGGTAAACAAATTACTGATGAGTCTACGGGTAAGAGATTATATGATGTAGGAGGTTTTAGATTGCCTAGTGTTACTACTATCTTGTCTCAGACTAAAGACACTAGTTTCTTGACTAAATGGAAAGCTAGAGTGGGAGAAGCGGAGGCTGAGAGGATTAAAAATGTATCCAGTAAGCGTGGTACTTTTATGCACACGTATCTTGAAAAATATATTCTAGGTGTAAGCTACGAGGACCTAACGCCCCTGGGTCAAGCAGCACGGCCCATGGCCCAAAAGATTATAGAAATTGGTCTTGCTCCAGTAGACGAGTATTACGGATCAGAGATCACGCTCCACTATCCAGGGCTCTACGCAGGCAGCGCAGACTTAGTATGTAGTCATAATGGAAGAGAGACTATTGTAGATTTTAAACAAGCTAACAAACCTAAAAACAAAGATTGGATTGAGGATTACTATTTGCAGTGTAGCATGTATGCAATGGCCCATGACTATGTCTATGGTAGTAAGATTGATCAACTTGTAATTATGGTATGTACACCAGATTTATATTACCAAGAATTTAAGGCAGAAGGTTTGGAATTTAAAAAATACAAAGAAAAAGCTTTGAAAAGAATTGACATGTACTACGAATTAATTAGAGAACCAAATGTGGCAATTAAGGCAAAAGATTTTAAATAGTGGTAATATAGCCACAATACTGACACAATTTAGACACAATGTGCCGACACTTGTGGTGTCGAATTCGAAGGGTAAAGTGTCGGCTTTTTGAAAAATAAGGCTACATTAGAATAATTCTAAATTAAAAAGTGCATTTTCGAGGTGACTGCCTTCGAATTCGAAGGCAAGCCGACACCAATTCGTGACCCAGAAGCCGCATAAACATTGAATCCCGAAGGCAGCGAAGGGTAAATCCAAATAAAATAAGTTTTGTGATTTTAGTTTTTTTAAATCTAGGTGGTATCGGCAATTAAATTTGTATATAACACATAAATATGAAAAGAAGAAAGAAAAGCAAACACTTTAAAAAACCATTGAAACCTATTCCAGTTGAGGCATTAGGATTGCCTAACAATGTTAGAATTGGTTACAAAGATGTTAAAATTAAATATGTTAGACCTGACTATAAAAAATGGGAGATGACAGATTGTTTTGGAGAGTATGATTACAGACAAAATATTATACAAGTACAACATGATTTATGCGGTCAAGAAATTGCTAACACATTGTTTCATGAGATAATGCATGCAGCAGTACAAGTCTCCGGATTAAACCAAGAAAAAGCACCACTAGAAAAACCAGAATTTGAGGAAGCTGTTGTTAATCAGTTAACTAATGTAATGATGGGCGTATTTAGAGATAATGCGTGGATGGTAGATATGCTTAAAGATCAGTTAGAAGAAACTGATCATGACTAATTAATTTTTTTAGGTTCTATAGGTGTCTGCTCTTCTACCTCTTCTTGACTCTGACCTTCAACGGATTTCATATTCAACAAAGGTTCGTAGTCAGTTAATATCTGCTTCATTTTTGCTTCTAATTGCTCCTCTGTTAGTTCTTCTAATTGTCCATGTTTTATTATTTTTCTGTCTATATATAACCCTGCTGCTTTTCCTCGGTTTGTTTCAGCATTTACTGCACTTGAGAAACTTCCTTTTGCGAGAGCCAACTGTTTAATTCTATCTAACTCAGCTACATGTTTTTCATAAGTAACTTCATGTTTTCTTAATCGTTCTTCTCTTAAATTTCCTATGTAAGCCACAACTAATGGTGAGTGTCTAGGATTCATTAATTCAGATCCTTCTACTCTAGCACGTTTAGGACTATAGCCCGCCAGCGTTGCTGCTTCAGATTGTGAGACTGGACCATCGGTTGACCCGAATACCATGTACTCAGCAAATCTTTTTTGCATTTCTGTTAATCTTTTTGGAACTCCCATATTGACAATTTAAGGTAACTATCCTATAAAGTCAATATGAAAGATGAAGATAAAACATATGAAAACGAATGCAAAGTAACTATCTCTCCTGATTTTGTAGATAATAGAGGAGCGTTAGATTTAGCGTATCTTATTGAAGAACACAAAAAAGAAATCTGGGAATACAAGCAAAAAGAATCTGATTGGATTAAAACAGATAATATATTGCAAGGTTCAAAGAAAATAATTAATGAGTTAAGTACTAAACTCTTAGAGCAAGTTAGAGTTGTATCTAATCTTAATTATAGAATTGTTGAATTAGAAAAACAACTTGAGAAAAAAAACAAATGAGAGTAAGAGATCTACAAGAATTTTTATCTACATTTACTGCCAAAGACAAGAGCACTAACAAGCAAGGTAATGCAATTAGTGATGCAGTTATATTTGTAGAGATCAATGGATATTTAGAAGAGATTAAAAAAATGGAAGTGTATGAGAACAATCAAGTTATATTTGGTGAAAAGAAAAACCACCATTCACACCGTTTAGTTATGAAAACAAAACGAGAGCAGAAGATAATTTTACCAGATAAACTACGTTCACCACTACCATAATGGATGATGGTGTTACTCCGAAAAACTCATGGGTCCAGAGGCTAAATTATACCAAAAAGTTAAAAGAAATTTTAAAGAATTTTCTCTCATTAGACTTGAGAATCTTAGCTTACTTGGGACTCCTGATCTATTGGTCAGTAATAATTCTGGGCACTTTTTCACAATAGAGTTAAAAGTAACAAAGGGTAAAAAATTACGTTTTAGTCCGCATCAAATTGCGTTCCATTTAAGGCATCCAAAGAATACATTTATCATCACCGAGGCCCTCGGTCCGAGTACCTCTAAAACTTGTTCAATATCCATGTTCCGTGGTTCTAGAATCAGGGAGCTTGTTGCCTGGGGCCTGGAGCTTGAAGCTTGTTGCCTGGGGCTTGACGCTTGTCGCCTGGAGCTTAAAAAACTTGGTGCTTGAGGCCTGCAGCCTGGAGCCTGGATCCTGATCCTTGGTCTTTGAATCATGGCGCACGCACCAACCGGTGCCATTCTTAAAAAAATCCACCGCTTCTTTTACTAACATGTTTCTTTCTCCTTTACTTCGGATTCTTTCCAACTGTTGCCATTAGAAATACATTTATCACCAGGTCCACCGGTAAGGGCATATTGTTTATTTTCTTCTGGTTTATCTTTTGGTACATTTACTTTTTTACTTGCTTTCATACTTTCATCTCCTTTAGTTTATAGGATATTATAATCTTATAGTTTTGTCTTGTCAAGCTTGCAGCTTGGCGCTTGCAGCTTGCCGCTTGCTCCTTGTAACATGGTCCTTGCTCCTCCAGCCATCGCGCATGGCCCAGGTAAACCCGGGCCATTGGTAGACCGGGTCGTCTACTCATTTTCTTTCTCTATTTTTTTAACAAAGGACCGCCGCTCTTCCAGCGGCGCATCCTTGATAAAGATTTTTTCTAATTCCTTTAGTACTTCAGGATCGTTAAGTTTATCGTAGTTGATAGCTTTGTTGAAGCCAAACGGATCATTAGTCATCTTTTCTATCCTCCATGTATTTTCTAGATCTCTCTTGGTCAGCCTTAACCAGCTGCAGGATCTCTTCCAATACATTAGCTATTCTTCTTAGTTCAATATACTGCTGAACTGTTTCACCTTTTGTTTTTTGTTCATTGTCCATTTATTTCTCCTGTATTTGTTAATATACTCATCCTATACTATCCCATACCAGCTGTCAAGCATTGCTTGCTGCTTGGCGCTTGCCGCTTGACGCTCGCTAGCGCTCGCGTTTTTTTTAAATTGATTTACATTGGACCCAGGCCCAAAGGCCTGGATCTAGTTTAATTAACCTAACCTGCTAAACCTAATGCCTTGTGCAATAGGGTGCAGATCTGTTTCTAGAGGAGCATCCTCATCCAGAAACTTTACTACCTTGTGACGCTTTATAGTGTAAGCGCCAGAGATGTTATCATAGGCATCTAGCTGCCCGATAACATAAGGTCTCTTCTCTGTACTTGCCGCCCACTCTTCCATATCTTCTTTGGAAGCAAAGTCGACAGAGAGTCGAAACATCTTTGGTTTTGCCATCTTTCATCCTTTCTCTAACTTTATGTTAGTCTTATACTATATAGGATAATCCTATAGATGTAAACCCCCTATGTGTCCATTTTGGGTCTCAACCTCAGGTTGCATTGCTAATTAGAATCATTCTAAATTTAGTGCGCCCACCATAATCATATAAACCCAGCGCGCTCCCCTGGCCGAGGGACCCGAACGCGCTGGGCTAAGGCTGTCCCACCAGAAGTCACTTAGCGCGAAGCATTT